GCAGTGCATCGTTCAGCACTTCCAACGCAATGCCGCGGGCTTGGGTTTCAATGCTGGCGGTGGCGTCATCCAAGCGCGTTGAAAATTCCTCCACGCGCACACCCAATGATGCGGTGCCATCGTGTGCGCGCTCCAATGCCTCGGCGTTGCGGGAGTCAAACTGCAAAACCGTGGCGCGCAGTGATTCCAGCATTTCCGCCGGGGCGCATCGTTCGATGGCCGCGGGCACGTCCGCCAACTGCGATTCCATGGCGGACACGCGCTCGCGCATTTCCAACATGCGTTGGTCAATGACACGCGCGATGGCGCGGCCCAACGCTTCGCGTTCCTGTTCGTTCATAACCCACGCCCTTGGATTGCATCAAACCACTTGGCCGCTGCGGCCTCGGGGTCCGTGGCATCGCCGCCGTCCCCGCCGTCCCCGCCGTCATTCGCGGCCGGCGGCAGTGGCGGCGGTTCGCTCGCCGCGGTTGCATCGCGCTCGGCGGCGGCTTCCTCCAATTTCATTTTGTGGTCCCAATAGGTCAGCGGCACCACTTGCTGTTGCATGCGCGGTTCATCGCCGGCTTCCACGCTCGGCAACCCTTCCGCGTTGCGGCCTTCATTCGGCGTGTAAATTCCACCTTGCACGCCACGCACCAAGCCTTCAATCCGTTCTCTGAAATTGCTACGCAATAGCGCTGCCGTTTCAAATTCTGTGTATTCATCCGCTGGCAATCCGAAAAATTGATCCAACGACAATTCCAAGTGTTCCAACAGGAACCCCAAGCCCGATGCAATCCAAAACTGCATCAGCACTTCCGTGTTGGCGAACGTGGATTCAGGCTCGCCAATCAGCGGCAGCGGGATGCGCAACACGCGGGCAATGTCGGCAATGCTCAACTTGTAAAATTCAATCAGTTGCGCATCGCTTGCGGACATTGAAAGTGGCGTCCACTTCAACCCCGCGGATAGGATGGGCACGCCACCCACGTTCATGCCTGTTGATTGTTCGTTCCACAGCGCACGCAATTCATCAACTTGTTTCTTGGTCAACACCAATTCTGTGTTGAGCGTGCCGGACGGCCGGCTCATGTTGGTAAAGAATCGCGCCTGTTGGTTGTTGATGGAATTATTGGCACTGACGGCATACGCGGCTGCGGTTAGCGGCGTGTCGCCCACCAATGGGGAACGCGGCGTGTGCAACTTCACGTGCCACACGAAACGCGCGGGGATGGCGCGGCTTGCATCGAACGGCCAGCCCTCGCCATCGCGCGGGGTCAGTTCCGTGGGCGCGATGGAATAAAAAACGTCTTGTGTTTCCGGGTCAACGTAGGGTTGGCACACCGTGGGCATCATCGGATGCAGCGCAAGCGGTTGGCCCCGGTCATCCATTTCCGCCAGTGCGTAACAGTTGCCCCGGAAATATAACGCCCGCACTTGGTTCAAAATGAAGTCACTGCGCGTTTGGTAGGAATTCGGGCGTTTCAGGATTTTGGCCAGCGCGGAAGTGGTGATGCGCACGCGGCCACCATCCGCCGTTTCCCGCCAGTGCGCGCCGGGCAGCATGGCGGTGGTCTGTGCATAGGCACTCACGCCCGCTTCCACCGCGGCGCATTCGGGCGTGATGTGGCCGCGATAACCTTCCTGCCAATAATTCAGGTCAAAACACCATGGCAGGAAACCGGAATCCTGCGTGTAAATGCCTTGCGGCGTCATCGGCCCCGGGTAAACCCATGACGGCATGGCCCGGGACAACATGCGTTGCACGTTCACGCGCAAGCGCGACGGCACGCGCAGCGCCAGTTCCTTGCCGGGCGTGGCCATGGTCAGCCCTTCCGAACGAAGCGGCGCCGGGGCGTGGCGTCATCGTCGCCGGGAACGGCTTGCGGGGCTTCCTGCGCGGCTTCCTGCGGGGCGTCCGGCTCGGGTGGTGGCGTGGTGTGGCGTGCCCGGGCGGCGGCCCTCTCCGCGCGTCCTGTGGGTTCCTCGCCATCACCGGGTTGTTCCGGCTCTAGCTCTAGCAGTTGGTCATATTGCGCTGCGGCTTTGCCTTCCTGAATCAATCGGTCGGCCAGTACGTCCGGCACGTCCACAAAGCCTTGCGCGTTGTTTATCGCGGCATCGCGTTTGAATACCCACAGCATCATTGTGGCGGCCTCCCGGGAGTAGGTCGGCGCCGGTGGGGGAACGCCACCGGCGCCTGTGTGTTGCGCGCTTCGTGTTGCGCGATGCGCCAACACTCGGCCCGGGTTTGTCAGAAAGCGCGCCGGGCTTCGCGCTTGTCTTTTGCTTACTTCGGCGCGGCCACCGTTGCGGGCGGCGGTGGCTCGGGCTTGGGTAGCGTGGTCATCCACTCGCATTTCAGGTAGGCCGGCAGTTGCGCGGGAACGTCACCGGGCAACACGATGGGATGCGCCGGGTGCACGTCATCACCGCCGGGTAAATAAATGGGGTGTTCTGGATGCTCGCCCAATATGTAAATGGGATGTTCCGGGTGTGGGCGCATCCATGCCCATGCAATCAGGATCAGCACGAACAGCAGCGACAGTTGCACAAAAAACTTGATGGCATCCAACAGCGGGCCTCGGAAAAAATCGTTGTCCATGGGTCACCTCATGCAAATGGCGCGGCTGCAACGCCGCGCCGTTTGCGTTGTTGTCACCACGCGACGCCAGACAGCGCCGACACCATGCCCGGGCGACGCATCGCCCATGACAAGTCTTGGATCATGCGCACGCCAATGCTGGCGGTCTGCCACAGCGAGCGCACGGGCGCGGCCACAACGGCCGGCGTGCCTGCGGTGCCGATGGGGGACGCCGGGTCAGACATATGCAACGTTGCCACGTCGGAAACATCGAACGCCGGAACATCGCCTGCGGCGCTTGCGAAGTCCGCCGCGTCCACAAGGATCACAATATCCGATGGGATATTGGTGGACGCGATCACTTCGGCGCCCAACAGCGAACCACGGCCCAATTCGTCGCGGTACACATACGTGCCGCTGGCGCTTTGAATCATGCCCAATGCATTCACCCGGATGGGGTGCATCAGGTACACAAGGCGGCGCCCACCACCCGCGGTGAAAATCGGGTTTTGCAGCGCCTTCAAATCCGTGTTGATGTTCGCGGCAGTGATGCCGCTGGATGGCGTGGACGTGACGCCATTGCGAATGCCGGCCGGGCGAATCGCGGACGCGGCCACGTTGTCCACCAAAAACTTGTCCAGCGCTTCCGCGGTGTCCTCCATAATCATGGACCGGATCAGGGTTTCAATCTGCGGCGTGCTGTGCATCGCCAGTTCGCGCGTGAACGTGGAAATGACGGCCAGCTTGTGCGGCAGCAGCGTGGCGCCCGCGATGGAACCTTGTTTCACCGGGATGGGTGCGCCCTCGCCAATCCAGTCACCGGCCAACTCTAGGTTGGTAGTTGCACGCGCGGGCACAATCACCTTGCCGGCGCGGCCAAAACTGAAACGGATGCCCTTGCTGGCCAATGCGGCATACATGGACAGCCCTTGCAGGGAATCCATGAAGTCGGCCACGGTGGTCTGCACCAGTTCCGCGGCCCACCCGGGCGTTACCGTGTCGGCAGGCGCGGCCGTCGCCTTCACGAACACTTCCAATTCATTGTGGCCGGGATAGTAGGAACGCAGCACATCGTCATATCCGCGCTTTTCGTTGTGCGCGTAAAACGCAGCGGTCAACGCCTTGAAAATCAAATCACCCTTCACGGGTGCGCGCGGCGTCACGATTGACACCACGCGCGGCGTCTGCGCGACCGGGACGGTTGGCAGGTTGGCGCGCGTGGCCAGTGAGCGCTCGGCGCGCTCCAACGTTTCAAGTTGCTTCGTTTCGTCGGCAATCTGTACCGACAGTTCCTCCACCTCGGCTTGGCGTTGTTCGTCAATGTCGGTGTCGTCGTCGTCGCTTGTGATGGCCGCTAGGCGGTCCTTCATTTCAACGATGGCAGCCTTGCGCGCTGCGATTTTTTCGGAAAGTTTCATGGGAGCAGCCCCGGTTTTTGTTGCCGTTGGGGCGGCGGAAGCGCCGACGATTCGCACGGGCGCCTGTGCAACATGCCCGGCGCATACGGGACGCGGTGGCGCGTCACGCGTCGGCACGGCATAGGCGCGCACGGAAGTGATGGCCGTGTCGCCATTCGCGGGAATGGTCACGGCAGAAAGTTCCAGCCATTCCCATGACGTAAAAACGCGGCCGGTCTTGCCGGCTTTGCTTCGCAGTTCACGGAATCCGACCGACAGGAAGCGGACCAAGCCGGCTTTCAATTCCTGCCAGTGCATATCAATGGCGTTGATGGTGCCGGCCGGTGCAATCTCGGCGCGCACCTTGATGCCCTCGGGCGTCACGATGGCGGCGGTGACGTTGCCAATGGGCTGTGCGGGGTTGTGTTGCCACAACAGCGGGATGGGCAATTGGAACACTGCGCCATCCGGCATCACCACATCGCCCATGCGGTCAACACTTGGCGTGGTAGCAATGCCCTCTAGGATGCGTGCGCCGCTGGAATCTTCAAACGCACGAACGGTGACGTTGGCAAGGTCTAGCGTGTGGTCAACAAATTTTGCGCGGGTGTCTCGGGACACGTGCGTAAACTCCCGGTGGACCGGGCGCACGGTGCCGCGTTATTTGTTTTCACGGGAAAACAACCGGGCGTGTAGCAACTCCACGCGGACAAACGTGGCGTGTCGCGGTTCGCGCCCGCGGTCGCCATTCAGGATGTTGGTGATGTGCGACCGGCTTAGGCCGGTTTCCCGGGCGATCTGCGCGCGGCGCATCGGCGCGGCTTCCACCGCGGCAATCATCGTGCGCACGTCCAGCTTCGGCCCGGTCATGGCGCGTGATGTAGGGCAAACGGTCGCAACACGCAAATGCAGTGATGCTTGGTGATGCTTGGTGATGCTTGGTGATGTAAAGGCACAAAAAAACCGCGCCGGTTGCGCGGCGCGGCTGCGAGCGGTTGGCAGTGGGAACGCCCCCTGAAAATAACCCTAAGCGATCAGCGATTCAACTGTGGCAATTTCGGTGGAGCGCGTCGCGCCACGCATCGCCATGGCCAGTGCCACGGCCGGATCAGTGCGCCGGGTCTGCAATCGCTTGTCAAACTTGCGGCCACCCGCATGGTCACGGGCAATGGCGACGTTGGCCACGGACCAACGCAACAGCGGGTTGCCCCCATGGCGCAGTTGTTGGTTCAACACCACCGATTCCAACGCATCCACCGCGCCATTGAAGTCCTTGAACCCTTGGCCCATTTCCACCAGCGGCAGCATCACTCCCAATTTGGACAGTTGCAGCTTCAACTCATTGATGCGCCAGCGGTCAAATTGAATGTTTGTCACCGGGTACTGTTCGCATATCTCCGCAAGGCGGTGGGCCACGTCCTCATAATCCAGCATGGAACCGGGCAGCGCTTCCAACAGCCCTTGTTTTTGCCACACGTCATAGGGCGCGCGGTCTGTTCGCTGGCGCTCGGGCAGCGTGTCGGCGGGCGTCCACACAAACAATTTGGCGTGCCATGTTTCGTGTTCATCTTGTGCCACCAATGCCAGTGCGGTTAGGTCATGGCGGCTGGAAAGGTCAAGCCCACCAAACACGGGCGTGCCGCTAGTGAAAACATCCTCCACCACTTCGCCATCGCACGCGTCCCATAGGCCCGGCGGGATGTAATGTTCTGTGGCACGCACGCGCTGGTTCAATATGAAATTGCGAAACGCGGATTGGCGCGATGGCAAGCGCTCCGCTTCCCGGGCTTGCCGCTCCAAGTCGGCGCGATCCCGCACGCCAAACGCCATGGCGGGGTTGGCCATGGCCCATGCCTTGGGGTCCATCACGTCACAGTCCGCGGGTGCCGCGTGTAGGTGGCAAATCATGCTTGGATCGTCGCCGCGCAGCGCATCGTCAATCAGGATGGATAACAAATCGTTGTCATCGGCGGCTTGCGTGGAAATGATGATTTCCAGCGAATCGGGATATGAACCCATCGCGGTGGTCAACGCATTGAACAGCGCATCATCCGGGCCTTCCACTTGGCCCAATTCGTCATGGATGGACAGCCGCACGCCAAACCCCACCGCCGTTGTGCTCTCCGCTGCGATGGCGCGATAGAGCGTGCCGAAGCGCGGGCACAGAATTTCCTTGGCCGCATCACGAATGATGAAGTGTTCCATTAGCCCGCTGGCGCGGATCATCTTCCGGCAGTATTCAAACACCACCGCGGCTTGTTGGCGCGACCGGGCGGCGGACACAATCAGCGAATTTTCAATCATCAATGGTCCGATCAGCGCGGCCAACACGATGATGGCCACGGTGGCGGTCTTGGTGTTGCGCCGGGCCACGGACAGGATGGCGCGGCGCACTCCGCGATTAAATGCGTCCGTTATGAATGCTGTCTGGAATGGCATCAATTCCAGCGGCAACCCCACGAATGTGCCCTCGGGAACGCGCAAGTTGTGCGCAAACGCGATCACTTCCGCGGCCAGCTTGGATGGCCGGCCGCGGCGTGGTCGCGCCCGTGCGCGGTTCGTGGCGACGCGTTCCGGGTCCGGCATCCGTCAGCCCTTGCGCTTCTTTGCTGTGGGCTTGTCCGAACCGTTGGGCACTGCAAACAACTGCCGCCAGCCCGGTTGGGCCTCGCCCGGCGCCGGTGCTTGCGTGGTGGGGTTGTTGGCAAGGCTGCCGTGAATCTCCCGGTGCGTGCGTGTCACCGGGAACATGCGCAAATCCTTTTGTAGTTGGTGGCACAGCTTCATGGCCTCGCGCAGTTCGATGCGCACACCCACCGGAATGGCGGCCTTGTTGGCATGTTTGTCCGCCACAGCGGCTTCCATATCGGCTTGCGCGGCGTCCATCACCTCGCATGCGTCCAAATACAACAGCATGCCGCGCAGGTCCGCGGGCACGTAGTAGCCCGGCGGGAAGCGGTCAAATTCGCGGTGCCACAACGCCAGCTTGCGCGGCGGCAAGTCTGCGGGTGCTGCCAGTTGCACGCTCAATTTGCGCGTGGATGGGTCAGTTTTAGGTCTGCCACGGCCCATGGCGGTTGTCCTTCGGTGGTTGGTGTGGTGCGTTCCCCGCCAACCCCGCGTGACTTGTAACGCCGTGACGTGTCACACGTCCAGTGCGTTGGGTTTATTTAAAGGAAAGG